ATGCACAAACTGCAACATACACTTTCAAAGTATCTAAGGGTGCAGTAACAGAATCACTATAATAAAAAAACGGGAGCAAAATGAAACTACCAATTACAATTGAATACAACTCAGGCGAGCAAGTTACTTATGTAGCCCAACCGCCTGAGTGGGCAAAATGGGAACAAAAGACAGGAAACACCATTGCACAAGCACAAGAGAAAATGGGTATTTCTGATCTTATGTTTCTTGCTTACCATGCACACAAGCGCGAAGCGGCTGGAAAACCAGTCAAAGCCTTTGATGTATGGATGGAAACAGTCACAGATGTAATTGTCGGTGATGCAAACCCAAAAGCCACCCAGCAGGAAGCCTAAACAGATTATTGGTTGAGTTGGCAATTGCCACACAAATACCAATGAGCGAATGGACAGATGCAGCAGATATTTTAACGGCGATCGAAGTATTGGAGAAAAGGAATGGCAAGTGAAGCAGTCAGCGCATATTCCCAAAAAGAGTTGCGCCAACTTGCTAAAGCATTTTCTCTTATGGGTGATGATGCCGTTTCTAAAGCTAAAACTGTCAGTTATGATTTGGCTAACTATGCGAAAAATGAAATTACTAAAGCAGGTTATCAAAGAGAAAAATCAAATAAGGCAGTCAGAAAAGTTGTCGATGGTGCGTCTGTTTCAAGATCATCAAAGACTGGTCGTTTGTCTTATGGGTTCGCAGGTCAGCGTTTTAGTGGTGGGGCAACTACCCAAGTCTTATGGCGAGGACTTGAATTTGGCTCAAAGAATTACAAACAATTTCCAACTTGGTCAGGGCGTTATGGTCGAGGATCAAGAGGCTGGTTCATATATCCAACCCTTCGTGAAGTTCAGCCTGAATTAACTCAAAGATGGACAAATGAAATGAACAATGTAGTGAAGGTGTGGGATAACTAATGGCACAAGATTGGCGCACCCTTAAGCTCGAAATTCTAGCTGAAACAAAGCAATTTGTTGATGGCATGAATAAGAGCGAAAAACAAGTTCAAACATTTGGCGACAAGTTAGGTGATTTCAGTAAGAAGGCAGGATTGGCTTTTGCCGCTGCCGCTGCCGCTGCTGGAGCGTATGCTACCAAATTAGCCGTTGATGGGGTCAAGGCTGCGATAGAGGATGAGGCTGCTCAGTTAAGATTGGCAAGTGCCTTAAAGGCCGCCACAGGGGCTACTGATGCCCAAATAAAGGCAACTGAGGATTATATCTCAGCCACCTCATTAGCCGTTGGAGTTTCTGATGATGAACTAAGACCGGCATTACAGCGTTTAAGCATTGCCACAGGTGATGTTAAAAAATCACAGGATCTATTAAATCTTGCAATTGATATTTCAAAAGGAACTGGTAAAGATCTTGCAAGCGTAACCGAAGCATTGAGTAAAGCCTATGGTGGCCAAGATACTCAATTGGCAAGATTGGGCATTGGTATCACAGCTGCTCAAGCCAAGCAATTAGATTTTAGAGGTGAGGTTGAGCAACTTAGCAATCTCTATGGAGGCGCAGCCTCAAGAAATGCCGAAACTTTCCAAGGTCGAATCGATCGATTAAAAGTCGGATTCCAAGAAGCAAAAGAAGCTGTGGGAGTTGCCTTGCTTCCAATCATAGAAAAACTTATTGGTTACATATTTGAATATGGTGAGCCGATAGTTAAAAAATTCCAAGAAGGATGGGAAAAGGTTCAAGGCGCGATTGATCGCAACAAAGAGAATTTCCAAGAATTTATTGCTATTTTACAGAATTATGTATTGCCAATAATCGGCACAGTCTTTAGCAAATTCTTTGATTTAGCATCATCCGTTACAGCTAAGATCATTGATGTATTTGGTAGCATAGTTGGAGCCATTACGCCAATAGTGAATTTCATTATTGATGCAATCAACACCACGATTCGAGCCTATAACTTTGTCACCAAATCCAATGTTGGATTGTTAAACAAAATTGGAACTGGCGGTGGAGGTGGTGGAAGTTTCTCTGAAAATAGCGGTGGTGGTTTAAGAGGGGCTGGATTTGTTGCTGGCCAGAGTGTTATTGGTGCAGGTGGTTCAGGGTTTGAAAATGGACAATTTGTTGGAACCGGTGGCGGCGGTGGGTCTGCTTCGCAAACCGGAGTAATTGGAAGCATAGGCAAATTAGATCAAGCATTAGGTAGTTTGCTTACAAACTTTGAAGAATTAGATTTTGCAATTGATACTAACCAATTGACTACCAAGCAAGCCACAAAACAATTCAATAAACTATTGGATCAGTTCATTGGTTTGGAAGCAATAGCCAATCAAGTAATTTCATCAAATAGAGTTATTGGCAGCCAAGATTATTCAGTTCCAGCAGGAACTCCTATTGGCAATCCTCCAATCAATATAACAGTCAATGGCGCACTTGATGCTGAGAGCACAGCTCGCCAAGTGGTCGATCTTATTCAACAATCACAAGCTAGGGGTGGGGGAGCAGTACTGCTTCCGTTCCAATGACAGTTTTTACTCCATCATGGAAATTGACAGTTAATGGAGTTGATTACACAGATGTAACAATTGCCAATTTAAGCCATAATGCTGGGCGAAAAGACATTTATAGTCAGCCAACAGGATCTTATTTGCAATGCTCAATTCTTGCTTTAAATGGCGAAACATATTCTTTTGATGTAAATGATGGAATTGCCTTACAAGTTAAAGATTCAACTAATACTTATGTCAGTTTATTTGGTGGCAATATAACTGATTTGATTATTGAAGTCGGCGAAACGGGTCAAGCAGGAACTGAAATCAAATATACAATAATTGCTTTAGGAGCATTAGCAAGACTGAGCAAAGAAATTTACAATGGAACACTTTCACGAGATTTTGACGGAAATCAAATGCTTGAATTACTTGCAGTAGCTTTAACCAATACTTGGAATGAGGTTCCAGCAGCAGAAACTTGGTCAGGATACGATGCCACAACAACTTGGGCAAATGCTGAAAATGTAGGATTGGGTGAAATAGATACTCCTGGACTTTATGAAATGGAGAACCGAGGAAGTAGTTCAGATACGATTTACAACATTGCTTCACAAATTGCTAAATCTGCTTTTGGTTATATGTATGAGGACAATGAAGGAAATATTGGATATGCTGACGCAGATCATCGCCAAAGTTACTTATCTGCAAATGGTTACATTCAAGTAACTGGTCATCATGCTATTGGTAGAGGTTTGCGAACAGCTACAAAATCAGGCGATATTCGAAACGATATTTATATCAATTACGGCAATAATTATGGATCTCAAAAGACAGCCACTAGCGCAACCTCAATCGCCACTTACGGCTATAAATCCGAAACGATTAATAGTTCAATTCATGATGCCACAAATGCTCAGGAAGTAGCTGATAGATACATTACTCAAAGAGCATTTCCCTTGCCCGTATTTGACACAATTACATTTCCTTTGACAAATGCTGAAATTGATGATGCCGATAGGGATGCCCTTTTAGGCATTTTTATGGGTCAGCCGCTTGATATAACAGATTTACCTGCTCAAATATCCAATGGAGAATTTCAAGGGTTTGTTGAGGGTTGGTCATGGAGCAGCAGTTTTAATCAATTATTCCTAACTATCAATTTGTCGCCTGTGGCATTTAGTCAGGTAGCGATGAGATGGAATACTGTCCCAGAGGTGGAGCAATGGAATACTTTAAGCAATACTTTGACATGGGAAAATGCTACAATCGTAGCCTGATAAAAGGAGAAAAATGCCTACTACTAGCACCAATTTTGCTTGGACTATTCCAAGCGACACCGATTTAGTTAAAGATGGCGCATCGGCCATTAGAACTCTTGGCAATGCTGTTGATTCAAGTTTTGCGACAGTAACTTTAAGAGCTGTGACAACTACATCTGATACATTTGTTTTGGCTGATTTAAGAAATAAATTAGTGACTTATGCAAATGCAAGTGCCATTGCAGTCACTATTCCGTTAAATAGTTCAGTTGCCTTTCCAATTGGAACTTCAATCAATATTGCACAAACTGGTGCTGGTCAAGTAACTGTTTCAGGGGCTGGTGGAGTAACAGTTAGATCAACTGGTGGAACTGCTACGACACCAAAAACCAGAGCAATTTATTCAGCAATGACATGTGTGAAAATTGCAACTGATGAATGGTTATGTATTGGAGATATTTCTTAATGCTTAAACTGGGAGCTATTGCTGCACAAAATTACCCACGAACAATTTTGGTTGATGCCTTAATTGTTGGCGGTGGTGGTTCGGGTGCTTGTGGTGCAGGTTATTATGAAGGCGCAGGTGGTGGCGGTGCGGGTGGATATAGAGTAGTTTCCGCAGCTGTATTGTTACCGGGCACAAATTATTCTGTAACAATTGGCGCTGGTGGTGCTGGAATTAGCACTTACAATAATGGAAATCCGGGAAATTCAACTACTTTTAATTCCACAACTTCAGCTGGTGGTGGATATGGTGGGCCTGATGGAACAGGTGGTTCAGGTGGTTCAGGTGGTGGCGGTGGTTCAGGAAGCACAAGTCGAGCAGGTGGCGCTGGTAATACTCCATCAACTTCACCATCTCAAGGAAATAATGGCGGAACAGGATTTGGAAATGCAACACCGGATTCACCAACTCGATCTGGCGCAGGTGGTGGTGGTGCCTCAGCAGTAGGTGCAAATGGTGCATCTGGTGCATCTGGCGCAGGTGGTGCAGGAACAGCTTCAAGCATTACAGGATCATCAGTAACTTATGCAGGTGGCGGTGGTGGTTCAGGATGGTCAGCAACTTCAGGTGCCGGTGGTGCTGGCGGTGGTGGTGCTGGTTCAAACAGCGGAAGTGCTACTAACGGAACTGCTAACACAGGTGGTGGCGGTGGTGCTTATTCTAAAAATACTACTGGATCAAATACTTCAGGATCAGGTGGTTCAGGAGTTGTCATTCTTTCCTATCCAAGTAGCAAAACAATTACTATTGGTGCAGGATTAACTGGAAGCACAGCAACATCTGGAAGTCTAAAAATTACAACTATTACAGCTGGTACTGGGAATGTGAGTTGGGCTTAATGGCACATTATGCTTTTTTAGATGAAAACAATGTAGTAAGCGAAGTCATTGTTGGTATTGATGAAACTGAGTTAATAGAAGGATTAGATCCTGAAACTTGGTATGGGAACTTTAGAGGTCAAGTTTGCAAGAGAACTTCTTACAATAACAAAATTCGAGGAGTTTATGCTGCAATAGGTTATTCATACGATGATGATGAAGATATTTTTATTATGCCTAAACCTTTTGAATCATGGATTAGATCAGGTTCATATTGGGAAGCACCAATTGAAAAACCTAACGATGGAAAATCATACAAATGGGATGAAGCAGAATTAGCATGGGTTGAAAATGAAACCTTGGCTGAGTAAATCTGCGAAACAATTTAGGGAACAAGTAGATGATTCCTTCCCAGAGCGTTTGCGTAAATCTGATGGGTGGCTTGGTGATGCTAGA